TCTTCACTCATTTCCATGGTAATGTAGAGAACATTCTTACCCTGCGCCAATGCTCCTGATGCCATGTGACACATGAACAAAGACTTACCCACACCAGTACCAGCAAGTGCAATATTCAGAGTCTTGTTTGGTAGACCACCACCTGTAATCTTGTTGAACATTTCAAGATCGAATGGCATCTTATTCTCAACACGGTGATAGAAGTCAAACCGCGACTCAGAATTATCTAGATAATCATGACCGACATTATTATCAAAGCAAATTCCCAATGCTTCCTGTAAGATGGAAGGGATACCATCCTGAGAATGCTCCTTGTCTCCACCATCGATAATCTGAATCGACTTCATGATTGCATTATAGACTGCCTTGTCTTTACAAAACTTCTCAGTCTCTTCAAGCAACCACTTCTCATTCACATCAAGAGAATCATCAAGATGTGTCAGTTTCTCATTGATGTTTTTAAATTCATTTTCGTTGATACCACGGTCATTCTGCACTACGATTTCAATTGCTTCGACTGTCGGAAGTGAATTATACTTCTCGATAAACTCTCTAGCATAATTGAAAATCTTGCGCTCGGAAGTATCATGGAAATATTCTGGTGTTATGAATGGAATTACCTTGCGAGCATAGTCTTCATCAGAAAACAACTTACTAAGGATGATTGTTTCAATTTTTTGCATATTCAATTTACTTTCTTCGCATTTATTTCTTCGCGTGACAATTGTCGATGTGGTATATTGATTACAGGCAGCGCATCACCAAACCCCTTACAGAATCTACAGGCATTTATGTTAATTTTTTCACTGTTAATTGCCTCGGTATACTTCTCAGTAAACTGCTCGTCGATTGATATACCATCTAGTTCTTTCAGATCATATGGTAACGGAACACCGATTGCTTTATAATATCCTGGTCGATGAATACTTACTGCACACCGATAGTATTTTCCACCAAAGAACGTGGAATAATAGGTTTTTCCGGAACAAGAAGTATATACTGCTTGTGCGGTGTCTTCGTCTAGTTCTTCGAATTGATCTAGTACACGAAATTGCTCGCCTATTACGAGATCTACATTTTGTCGATCTATTACAACTTGGTCTTTTTTCCAAGCACTCATACTTTTTGGATGGTTAATAACGTTGTTAAAGTTCCATCGTTTTCCTCGCTCGTCTAAATAGTTAAGAATTTTGTCATAGTTTATGTTCACATTTTCATATTTACTAATGCTAACAATATCACAATTATCATAAAACTCATCTGACAAAGACAATAGGTTTATTCCATTGGTTACGATGGCAGTAACATCACAAAAATTACTCTGCTTTGCATATTTCAAATATTCTGTAATATCTGGATTAAGTGTTGGTTCGCCACCAATAAAACGCAAAACACCAACATGCATGTACTGCGAAAGATTGTCCATATCTCGTTTAAAACTTTCAAGATCAAAAGATTCTTCGTCGCGGTATGGCGATCCAGTACTGCAGTTCGCACATTTTAAATTACAATGAAAACTTATATAGTATTCAATAGATGGAAGATTAATCATACACTTTAATCTTCTTCTGCAACTTTTAAATTCTCTATCTCATCATATTCATTTGCAATTCTAATGCAACATGGTTCACAAACAAACATCTCATACTCGAGACCCTCTTCAATACCATGAAGGCACATGGCAGGGTCATTCTTTTTCAGAACGACCCCACATTGATTACATATCTTGATTTTCGTAGTCTTCTGAAATATCTTCGTCAGAAATGTCCACATTTTCATTCTCCATCATTTGTCCACCTGCCATGCGATAGCGACCTTCAATCCACTCGCCGAACGTTGGATCAGTCAGAACTGGCATCCAGAATTCTTTGTTGTAAGTATCATTCAAGCGATACTTCTTTTCTTCGCCAACTCGCTGATACCAACCGTTGTTCGGTTTAACCACGTGTCCTGACTCGAGCGCCATGTCTAGTAGACCAGACCATTTACTGATGCCACCTTCGAAGGTAACTTCAATAGGAATCTTGGACTTTTCACGAACATAACGAGACTTCTCGACGTTAATGATAAAGTTATAACCAACTACCTCGGTACCAGTCTTTTCCTGCTGACGACCAATGATAAAGATGTTATCGGCAGAGTAATAGATGCCAGTACCACCAGAGACGATTGCCTTGGGGAACATACCAATTTCCATATAAGTGTGATTGACCACGACCATAGGAATATCCTTGATGGTAAGGTGGGGAGTAATCATACGGAACAACGACTTCATCTGCTTTGCACGAGTCATATCTGCGACTGACTTACCGTCAAGCGCATCGTCTACTTCCTTCTTCGATGCCAAATTGCCAACTGAGTCAACGACAATCATGACACGATCCTTACGCTCAAGTTCGTTCACCTGCTTCATAATATCATGCTTCAACTGCTCAATGTCAGTGATGGGAGTATGAATAATTTTATCGGTGTTAATACCGAAGTTCTCAAAGTACGACTGCGGAGCACCAAACTCCGAGTCATAGAACAGGACAACACCATCGTCATACTTATCCAAGAAACTCTTGACTAGCATCATTGCAAATGCAGTCTTGAAGTGCTTAGATGGACCAGCAAAAATGGTCAATCCTGGAGTTAGACCACCGTCTAACTTACCAGAAAGTGCTACGTTCAGTGCAGGAACTGCAGTCTGAATTAGATCTTTCGTACTGAACAACTTACTCTGAGAGAGAACATTAGTCTCTTTGATTGTGCTGTTCTTTTTAAGTCTATCAATTAAATCACTCATGTAAATAAATCCTCTAGTGTTGCGGTTACTTCGGTCTGCCAACCAAGACCTTCGATAATTTGTTTAATTGGTTCCAAGAAACTCTTCTCGAACATTGTATTATAGTCTATATACCTATCTAAGTCAAGCTCTTTTGGAATCTTTCCAATAAAAGCGATACAATTTTCTCGAATATGATTGGGTTCCTTCAAGTAGAGAAACTTAATCTTTTCCCCTTCTTGAATCAACTCATATTTCTTATCTAGTTTATTCTTACGCAAAAGGTGGTTATACATTAACGCACCTCGAACATGCATAGGTGTTCCCTTGGCATAGATGTCTGCACCAGAAGTATACTTCATAAGACCATTCACACCACGAGGGAATGCAATTTGCTCTGGTTCAAACTTGTTGAACAAGATGCGAGTATGCTCGATAAAACCCTGTAGAGTTTTCTCGTCAGTTGTCAGTGCCAGTCTTACTGCTTCCTTGAGACTTTCTCGAACAGGTGCTGGAGTGGAAGAACGAACGATCTCAAGACCCATGACCTTGAGTTTCGGATCTTTGTATCGGACACCTTCATTATCGTAGACGTTGAGTGCATACCTTTTCTTCGCAACCCAGAGACCACGTTCTGCGATTGCTTCACGTTTGAAGATAATCTTCTTTTGAAATGCGTTCGTGTAGTCCGCAAGTCCATCGCAACTCTTGTTGATCGTCTCTGTGATTTTCTCTTCGCAGATTTTATCGAGAACGTCAATGAGTTTATCGCGTGGTAGATTGCTATAATACTTACGAACAAGAGGGTCCAAGGAAATATAACAAGAATCAGTATCACTGTAGAAAGAGTAGTTGTGTCCATTTGTTCCTACGACTTTATTAAGATAAACATCAAGTGCTGTGCCGACTTTGCGAATAATATATTGACCAGTCATTGTGATACCCTCGGCAATACGAGAGTCATAATAACGGAAGTATTCGTTACCCCACGCACCGAACAGCGAGTTCAACTGAATCTTTCTCGCCATCTGGAAGTTGTTATACTTTGAGATGTCATTCTTCAGTCGAGAATCTTTAGTAATTTCATATTCTTTCTCGGCAGCAATCATCAGTTTCTTATAACGCTGTCGGTCATCGAAGAACTTCTGAACAATCTCAGGAAACTTACCCTGCTTTTCTCGAGTATAACAATAACCATTGGCAGTCATGGTGTAATCGTTGGTCTGTAGATCATCAAGATTATACTTGCCTTCGAGCAATCCGTTGACTGTCGTGTCTTTAACATGACCCTCGACGAATGTTTCGGGCGACTGATTATACTGCATAATGATTGACGGATACAGGGAGGTCGCATCGAATGACACAACCCAGTCGTACTGTCCAGGTTTTGGTTC